CCGGGCTCTCTTGAGGGTGAATTGCTTCTCGTGGACTCTTCCGGGAAGCCTCGTCCTTTGACGAGGTTCGTTTCCGAGGCCGCCACTCTCCGCCCTCTACATGGTTTGTTGTACGATCATTTGTCGAAGCAACCATGGCTTTTAAGAGGGGAGATCACGGCTGATAAGCTGCGAAATGCGGGTTTTAACCGCGCGAGGGATGAACCTCTCACCAGTGGCGACTATAAGTCTGCCACCGACAATCTCTCGATCGAGGTCGCAGAGACAATCCTTGACGTTGCTTGGTCTAGTGCCAAGTACGTGCCAGCTTCCGTCTTCCGGTACGCTATGGCCGCTCAACGGCCATCGCTTTCCTACGAGGACGATGAAGGATTGGTCTCAACCTTTGTACCGACTCGTGGCCAGATGATGGGGAGCTATCTTTGCTTCCCATTACTGTGCCTCCAGAATTACATCGCGTTCAAATACGCTGAGTACGTTTCTGGAGTCGAGGGGACTCCGGTCCTGATCAATGGAGATGATATCCTCTTCCAGTCCGAGCTGTCGTTCAGCAAGGCCTGGATGGGGATTGTCGGGGACTTAGGTCTCGAAGTGGAACCTACAAAAACGTCGGTAAGTACAGAGTACGGGAGTCTTAACTCCACTCTACTCCGGTGGGGCCCTCAGGGGCTTGCCGTTGTCAAGACGATTCGTATGGGGATGCTTCGGGAGGTCAGCCATCCTTCGAATTTGGGTACCACCGCCCTTCAATTCGCTAGGGTCGGTCCGCGTAATACCTGGCTCTTGAACTTCGAGGAGTTCTTGAGTTGGCACGTCTCAACGATCGTCAAATGGCGATGCGTTGCGAGTGACATGGGTTTTACCGGACGCCTAGCGCTTCGCGCGTGGTCCCGTTTTCGGGGGGGGAGGTTGTTGTGGAGGGATGACGTTCTCCACCAGATGAAAATTGATAGGCTTCCTAGCGCTCATTGTCCTCATAATATTGTTATGAGTTCTGAGGAGTTTATCACCGTCCCGGACGAGCAAGTTACTAAAGAACTTGCCCGGGATTCCGCGGTCTGGATGGCGTCGAGGAAGTGGGAGCTCGGGAGGGAGTATACCGCCTTCAAGCAGGGTAAAGTGGTGTCTGAGCGTGCTAACGCTACTCGGATACCTAACCTGCTGCAGGACTGGCGTACCTCCGCTCGGGAGTTGAAGGAAGCTTCCTCCGCAGTGATGCGTAGGAAGGAGTACTATTGGAACCACAAGGTCCTTTGTCACGGGGATTTTGCCTCTCGGGGCTTACTCATCCGGGACAGACCGAGTGTTAGTACATGGAGGTGGGTTGGGCTTCGGCGAACTTGGTGGCACGACCGTGTCGCTCGCGAGGGAACTCGAGTTCCTAAGGTGTTGTGGGAGGCTTTGCATCCTCCGCTTTCACCCTTTTCCCGCGACGACGTGGTCGGTGACCTACTCAAGCAAAAGACCGGTGGGATTTTTTCTTCAGCTTACCTCGCTCTTAAGCAAGCTGGGATTGAGTCCATGGTTGGACAATTTTTCGCCCTGGCCGGGCCATAAATGAAGAGGCATCCGCCTCCCGCGAAATAGATAGGGTTTTTGTAGTTTTTTCTGTAACGGCTGCATCTTGACGACGGTTAGTTGAGCGGTGTGTCCTCTAAGGGACCAGTCCGCCAATGGCCATTCGTGGTTGGGAAGGGTAGTCAACGATCTACCTCGTCTTCGGACCCACGTCGTTAAGCTCTACAGTAAAAGAAAAGAAGGCAACTCTCAGTCCCAGGTCAGCGACTTAAATGACCACATGTTTACCTCGAGTAGGCAACAACGGGGCGCATCGATCACCAACCTCGGTTGGCAGAGATTAAGGAAGTCCTCGTCGGGGGTCCAATTATGGACCATGCGAAGCACACACTCTGTGGACGTGCACGTAGCAGTTACCCCGTTCGTGAGGAGGGACTTTGAGTTGTTTTTTGGTTGCAGAAAGGCCTGCATTAATTTTAGTGGACGTAGGAAATGATTGGCGTTGGGCCGACATTTTTGAACCACCCTTA